TTTAATCTGAAGTGTTCATTTATATCTAAGTAAGTTTTATCATTACTTGATGTCTTACGACATCATCAATCTTCACTATCGTTCGATTGAATCATTTCATTCAATACATTCGAATATCATATCATATCATATATCATTATGATATATATATTATTGATCATTACCATGATCTAAAGTCGCACTTAGCCTGATTTAGGCCAAGCACGACAAAAGAGTCTGATATTACCAGTCACCTTGTACACCCTTATAGCAAAACTAGTAAACTAGCAGAGGCGGTTATGCTGTACCCCTTTACATGCTGCTTTCAACGCAAGCTACCAAGTTGCAATAAAGGCTACTAACTTGGAAATACTCGTGGGTTACAATGGCGCAGTAGAGCCCACTCATTTGGTTTGTGTCCCCCAGCAAGTTCCGTTGTCTAACCAAATCAATGGCGACTCCTCAATGCTTTTTGTAGAGGGGGTATATTATTTTTTTAGAGATTCTTTAAGAGCCTGAGATCCGCCAATGCGGACATTTATGATGCCGTTATAGTATTCGTCAGTAAGTAAAACTTCTCTGTCGAATTGTTCTTTTGCCTCACGGTAGGAAAGTTCGCCACGTGTAGTACAGAAATATAAAATTTCTCTACTAAAGTTTTCAGTGCCTAATTCAGCTACATCTGCCAATAAGTGTTCTGAAGATCCCCAGTAAGTCTGCCAGTCGCTTTCCACTAGTGATTTTCTTTTACGTTTTTTGCCTTTAAGGGGTGGCCTAGTTTTTTTAAACTTGGCTAATTTTTTGCCTATATATTTTTTGTTGTTAGTCAGATTAGTAATGATGTATACAAATCCAATATATTGGTCGGCTATCTCTTCAACAAGATTACCATTGTATTTCCATTGCATGTATCGTATATATCATTTGTCATCATAAATCTACTGATTATGGTATTAAAATTGTGTTTTTAGTATTTCGTATGTTTGTTGCCAATTTTTTACTGTATATGATTTGCCATTTTCAAGTTTGTTAACTGCCATTGCTAGTGTATAATCGTTGCCACCAGGTATAATTTTATCGCCAAAAAAGTGTATAGTGTCTTGTGCCTCAAAGTATTGTATTATTTGTGCCTTGTCTTTGCCTTGTTGTGTAATGTCTATACTTACTGATCCACCAATCACTGCAGATGATTTGTGTCCAAACAAGTTATTAAATGCTTGTGCTATTTGTTGTCTTTCTTTATGTTGTTTATCCCATGCGCTGTATGTACCACGGTCTAACTGAAACTCGCCTACACCAATAACACTAAAGTTTGCGCAACCAATGCGGGGTTCAATACTGTTTAAAGAATCAGAAACTTTGTTAAAATAATTAGATGCTTTTACTTTTTCTATAAGGAACCAGTATTCTTCATCTGATAACTTCCATTTACTTTTGTATACGTCTTTACCATCCTGTACAACATGATTGCCACTACTTAAAAATAGTGTATCAAATTTGTTAGTTAGGTCTTTTCCTAATTGCTCTTCAACTTTATCATAATCACTGCCCGTACAGATACTACATGAGTACTTTTCAGTAAACTCATGCATAAATTCTTTAAACTGTGGGTCAATATACTCTCTGGCATTAGTTAGTGTGCCATCGAGATCAAAAATAAAGTCAATCATCATCTATAACTCCATTATTATACATTTTAGCCCAAATGTCAATCGGTAATTCACCTTCATCACGTAATTTTTTACGTTTTGTATCTATATACACATCAATATCATCAAGTGTAATTGTGGATCCAGTGTATGTTGGTGAAGAAATAGTACTAGTATCAATAGTTATAGTTGGTGTACAGCCTGATAAATCAGTATACGTTACTGTGTCGTCTAGTATGTTATCTAGTGAGATGTCTGAAATAGTTACTGTATCTGTAGTCATTATTATCCGTTCCCATATATTTTGTACCATACATCAATTGGTAATGTTCCATTAGTAAGCAAATAAATTGGATGCTCAGGACTAGGTCTACTACGTACTGTTTTGCCTTTATCAGGAGACTCAAATATCATGCCTCCTAGACTTTGTAGTAAATCTTTGTCTATATCATCCAGCAATATCTGAAATCTCCGTGTCTACACTAAACGAAGTAAATCCGTTTTCCTTGATAACTTGTAAGATAGTATTAACTCTACCCTGTAGCTCATCTCGATGTGAGATAAGGAAAACGTTTTTACCACGTTCACGTTCCATTTTCTTTAGCACACCAAGCGCACTGTCAACACCATTGGTATCCATTCCACTATCAACAAGCTCGTCAATAGCAAGGAAGTTAATTGGTGTATTCATGTTTTCAAATACATCTCTAAAACTCCAACTAAGACCAAGTATAAGTCTGTTACGTTCGCCTCTGCTTAGATTGTCAAAGTCTAGTTCTCTACCTAGTTCTGTAATTTCTACATTCAGATCTGGTTGGAATTGAACCTCATGTGGTAGTCCAAGTTTAGTCAAATAGTAAGCAAGTCTAGAATTTAGATACTGTAAGTTTTGCTCAATAATACGTTTACGTATAAAGCTATCTTTGTTTGTTAACAGTTTGTACAGGAAGTCTTGGTGTTCTTTTATTTGCACAAGTTCATTCATCTTGTCCCAACTAATTTCTTGTAGTGCAGTCTCCTTTAGACTGTTAACTTGTTCTTGATATGTATCATTTTCATTCTGTTTACTTGAATATTCAGATAGTAACTTATCAACTTGGCTTTGGTGTTGATATGCTTCTTGTTCTGTGTTATACAATGTAGCTGGAATTTGTCCAAGTTCACCAATTTCAGCTATAACTGTTTCATGTTCTACCAACTGTGTATTGTTTGCTAGCAATTGTGTAGTAGCTTCTTGCTTTTGGTCTTCTTTAGCAGCAAGTATACTTTCCTGTTTGTCATCGTGCATTTCTTGACCACAAGCATAGCACGTATGATCTTTAAGTAGCTTAATTTCGTTGTTTAGTTTAGCAATAACTTTTTCTTGTTTTGCGTCATCAGCATTGATTTTACTAATCCAACGGTTAGCTTCGTCTAGCTGACTTTTCTTTTTCAAGTATTCAGCTAAGTGTTTGTGATTTTTTAGTTCTGCTTCAATATCAACTTTGTCTAATACGTTGATAGCTACTTCTAGTTCTTGCAGGCTTTCTTGTTTTTTCGTTTGCCAAAGCGTTTGTCTACGCTCAAGGTCACTAATACTCTTCGCAATTGTTTGATTTGCGTCTTCAACTGCCTTAATTCGATATTCTTCTTCTTTGATTGCATCTTTGTTCAACCTTTGTTTTTCTTTAAGAGCCTCTGCTTTTTCACTTAGCATAGTAATACCAAGTAGCTGTTCGATAATAGCTCGCTGATCGTTAGCTCGCATACTAAGGAAGGGCTCTGTATATGTATTTAAGGCGACAATATGTTTAAACATATCGTGACTCATTTCAAACAGTTTGTCTACTTGAGTTTGTGTTTGACGATTCTCACCTTGCGCTTCATTGCCGCTATCAGTGTCTATATCGTCAACATAAAACTTAAAGATATTAGGCTTGCGTCCACGCTCAATGCGATACTGTACACCATCCTTTTCAAAATCGAGTGTAACTAACATGCCTTTGCCGTTAGTTTTATTGATAAGATTGTCTTTACGTATGTTTGTTAGCGCATTTCCATACATAGCATAGCTTAATGCGTTAATAATAGTTGTCTTACCAGTACCGTTACGGCTACCATCTCCACCTAAGTCAACATTGTTGCCCAGTACAAGTGTAAGTCCGTTGTCGTTAAACCGTACAGCTTGGGTAACATTACCCACACTCATGAAGTTTTTTATTGTGATGTCTTTAATAATAATCATAGGTTGTTATATATGTCCACTAGTAATTTTTTGTCAATCATTTCACTATCTACAGCGTTTAAGCTATTATACACTATTTGGTCTACATTTTCAACCTCAATATCATCAACTTGTCTCCAATCTTGTGCGTGTTCTTCTTTTTTACTAGGCATCAGTGTAATATCACGTAGTTGATATTGTTCTGCGAATGTTTCCTTGATAAAATTTGCTTCTTCGTATGTAATGTTTACATCTAGTACAGCACGACAGTAAGTATTGTGGTTTAAGATGTTTTCAGCATCATCAATTAGCCTACTAAGTGGTACAGTACGATATCTAGGTCCATCAAAGTCAAAATATTCTGGCTTTCCGCCCCAAGATAGTTTCATCATGCCTCTATCATCGTCCCAAGCATCAGCATAGTTGTGTGGAAACGGTGATCCCAAGTAATGGATATTACCTTTGTGCTGGCGCTTGTGAAAATGTCCACTGAATACATATTCAGGAGAAGATAAGTGTTGTACATTAATCCCTCCGTGATCTGGCATCTCAACCATTGCGTTCATCTTAAAGTGAGGCAATTCAAAGTGACCAAACATATATCGAGCTTGTACTTTGTTAATGCGTTTCCATTCATCACCTACTAACCAAGGTACTAGTGCTACATCATCTTGTTGTAGTATATTTTCCACTAGTGTAACGTTGTTAAAAACTCCAGCGTAAGGCAAACTATTAAGGTCTCGCTTTTCTCGATAGTATAAGTCATGGTTGCCCATAATCATATATACCTTTTCAAAGTTTTCGCTTAGTTTCTTTACAGCTTGTACGCTGTGATTTAGTGTACTAATATTAATGCCTGATCTATGGTGATGAAAGTCACCTAAGAAAATGCAAGTTTCGCAGTCTTTACTATTATCGACAAACCAGTCAATAAACTTGTTACAATCATCATTGTATTGTTTACTGTTGTTTTTTTGTCCATAATGGATATCACTAAAGCAGGCTGCTCTATTAAAAAATGTCATAGAATACTTTCCATTATTGTATAATGTTAATTTACAACGTTATTGTATGATTGTCAACTAGAAATTTGTTCCAGTAGCTTCTTTGCGATCTTTCTCGCTTTTTTCGTCCCATTTTGCCTTTTCAGCCGCCTCATGGTCAAGTTGTCTACTAAAACTAGGATTGAATCCGTTCTCTTGAAGTAGGTCATCACGTATATTTTGGTTTCGTTTCTCAAGGTTTAGTACTCTTGTAAAGCTATTTGTAACCACTGCCGTATAATACGCAAACGGATTTTGACTCTTATCCTCATTAAACTTTAAGCCTATCTGAGATAGTTGCATAAGAGCATGACTACGCATTTCGTCTACATAAGTGTATCCACGCCAGTTACTACGCATACTATAGCGTTCACATAGTTTGATATACATCTTTGCTAATTCGTTTGTTGTATGACCATGTGTTGTACTAAATGCTCCATTATCAATACCACCTTCCCAGTGGCTTCGTACAACTTCTTGTACTTCTCCATTGCGTTTAGCATAGTGTTTGAATGGTGGAAAGTTAACCTTAACGTGACGATCCGCAATAGTTTTTGGATTAGTTTTACGTTTGTCATCACCTGGTACATGTTCAAAGGTCATTAATCGAAAGATTAGCTCATCTGGATCAATATCTTCTGGATTTACTCTTGTTTCAGCTTGCTTTGGTTTGTCTTTAACACGTTTACCACTTGCTTGCCATTTTCTGTAAGATTCTTCGTACCCTTGTGAACTTAGTACGCTAGCTCTATTTTCTCTTGCTTGTTGGATAACATCTGGATCAAAAACATCTTCATAACTGTTTATAATGATATCAAATCTAGAATACTCGTCATCCACTAAGTGGCAATATGTTAGTTTACTTTTGTGAATTTCTTTTAACATATCCTTGTTGTTAAGATAATTTTGTTTTCTCATAAATCTTTCCTTAAATTACTACGAATATAACACATATTCTACCTTTGTCAAGTCCTTCTAATTATACTAGCACTTATTGATGCTATAAATAGTATTATAGGAGAACGACATGAGATACTCACAACTTAATGAAGCTGAAGCAACTGATATTGCTGTGTTCTATGGCGGAAGGTTTCAACCTATGCATAGTGGGCACCATAAAGTTTATATGGACTTAGTTCGTAAGTTTGGTTCTTCTAATGTATTTATCGCTACTACGATAGCCAAGAATGCTCAGCCAGAAAAGGATCCGTTTAGTTACGAAGAGAAAACTGGCATTATGACTGACATGTTTGGTGTGCCAGCTGATAAGATTATACGTACTAGTCCGTATCAGCCTGACGTTAGCGCAACTGGTAAAGATCCAAACAACACTGCGGTACTGTTGGTATTCAGTGAAAAAGATGCTGGACGTTTAAAAACAGGTGGCTATTTACGTATGTATAAAGACGGTGAACAATTAACATCAAGTGATGAGGCAGGTTATATATACACTGTACCTGTCAAGGATGATGGGCGTAGTGCTACTACGTTTAGAAATGTAATGCGTATGGATGGCATTGAAGATAAAAAGAAGCGTGAAGCATTTGAAGACTTCTTTGGATCATTTAATCCTAAAGTATATAACTTTGTAAAAGGAAAATTAAATGGCAATCAGTAATTCATCAAGA